AGTGCTTCCCGCAAGGACACTACTGTATATAATTTTATGACTTCTGAACTTGTTTCTAAAGCCAAACGTTCTTTTACTACTATAGTAAGGACCCCTGTACATATTTTACATAACAAAAATTATAATTTGAATCAAGATTTTACTATTTACAACATTTTAGATATTTTAGATAAGTGTGGTATGCATATATATTCCTACCCCCGAACTTACAAGCTTCTTTTAATTAAGCATGCTTGTTTAGCTCGTACGTTGACGTATTACTCTAGTACTAAATTCGCTAAACCTAGGAGATACCCTCTTATTGCTTATTTATGTATTTCTATTGCCCCTTATCTTTCTGAGCTGTTTTTGAAATTGAGAGATATAGAACAAGTTTGTGGATTACCTGCCGGATGTATGACATCAGATAAGAGTATGGAAGTAAATCTAATAAGATATTTTAAAGATGAGTTGATTCCTCTTCTTAATTATTTCATTGACGATAGTGAAGTTACATTTATATTGTCTAGCGTGCCTGACGCTTCAGGCTTTGAGAAAAACATCTCAAAAGTAAGTGCGAGAGAATTCGCATTAATGTACAATAATTTAGATGGATCAAACTCCTACTTGGTATGTCCTATTAATTCAGAAAATGAAACAGAAATGTATTTTGCGAGAAGTAATTTTTGTATTCCATCATGCATCACATATAGAGGATTGGGAGTACAATTGCCATTGGTTATGAGTTATCATGATTTCCATTGGTATTCTCAGTGTAAAACCACCACTCCGTGGTGTTCATGCACTTTCTGTACAAAGATGGATGCCTCCGGTTATTCTGATGATTGGGATATACCCTATGATGGTGTTACGTTCCAGGGCTCAGTGGAGATTAAGAAATTAGATAGAAAGAAAGGAAAGTTGAAGAGATCTAATGCCGTTTTGGATTTAGCAGAAGAGTTCGATAAGTTGGAACTTAAGGAAACGATTAAGAGAGAGAGGACAACCTCATGGGAGTCTGATCTTCCTGTAACTGATAAATTCCATGTCGAACCTTTGAATAAACCTTTAAAGCAGAAGAAGAAGATTGATCCTAAGTATAAAGCTGTTGTTACAAGTGTACAAGAGTATGAGAAGAGTCTCGATAAAACTTCGTATAAGACCAACAAGCGTATAAGAACGGTTAGTGCTATTCTAGCTGATCTTGACGCCCGTAGACGCGATGAAATACGTACGAAGGAACGAGAGAGAAAGAATAATAAGATATTTGCTCACTTTCAAATGGAAGGTCTCAAAGATGTTTTAAGTGGTAAAGGTATAAAGATGGGCTCAGAAGAGAAGGATATAGCCCGTAGCCTTGTTGATGAACTTAAGAAATGTAGGGAGACTGCTGTCGGTATTGTGAATGGCAAAGGATCTGAAGTCTTGGACATTGTACAAAGACTTGGACTTAGTGTAGATAACGCTAATTGTAATGTCAAACAGGGCTTATCGTTTATGGATGGTCTCAATGATAAACTGAGTCAATTTGCTAAAATTTCTGGAATTGTAGTTCTAGTCGGGGCCTTGATATTAGGCGCCAAACAGATCTTTACAAGTAAAGGAACGAATTGGCCCATATTATTAGCTTTGGCTATTGGTGTTATAGATCTTATCCAAGATTCCCCTATTCTATTTTCTAGTAGTACTGGTGACATATTTAAGGAGAAGGCCAAATCTTTGGGTAATACTATCAAGTATTACTTCGATCAGTTGAAAGAGGCTATATTGGATATTAAAGCTAGATTATTTGCTCAAGAACCTGAGACTATAGTTTCCCAGGGTGAAGATTTTATATTCTTCGATCCAGATTTCAAGGCTCATTCAGCTTTGATTTCATTAGTTTTGGCGACTGCAGGAACCTGCGTTACCCAAAAACCTATTGGTAAGGAAACATGCGTCGATTTTATGAAATCTCTTGGTAATTGGCAGAGATTGAGTGGAGGAATAGCTGATGTTTGTACATACATGGTCAATCTGGTAAGAAAAGCTATTAATTATATTAGAGAAAACTGTATGGGACTTGGACCTCTTACTCAAATTATCGAAGGAGAAGATAAGCTTAATAAATGGTTGGCTGATTTCAAAGAATTCCAAGACACAAAATTGCGGAAAGGTATTAAAAATGATGTAGCCACTGCGGACAAGATTATTACACTGCAGTTCAGAGCAATTGGCTTGAAGGCTAGTTGGCCAAGTACGGATAAAGGTAATAGATTACGTGCTATTGTAACTGATAAAGAGCGAGTATTGCAGAAAATATTAGATGGTATGGGTAATATCAACCAAGATGGCGCGGGTATGCGACAAGAACCTGTTTGTGTTCTAGTTATTGCCCCACCTGGGTATGGTAAAACTTATGCTACCACCTATATTTTGACGCAAGTTCTCTTAATGATTTCTGATCCGGACGATAGAGAAAAAGTTATGTCTGGAGATTGGCAAGATTTCTTCTATAATAGAATAGCATCGCATGAGTATTGGGATGCTTACTGTGGACAGCTGATTACTGTTTTCGATGATTTAGGACAGTTTTTGGAACCTCCAGGATCGAAGGATTCTGAATGTCAAGATATTATTCGAGGCGTTAGTGGTTTCCAGTATGCAGTACATAGAGCTGAGATGGAAAATAAAGGAAATTGCTTCTTCAGATCGAAAATTATCTTTTGTACTGGTAATAAATTGTTTGATCCAGATTCGCTACGTGATAAGGTAGCTTATCGCCGTAGAATAAAGTTGTTTAGGTTACATGTGAAAGATGAGTATCTTAAAAATCCACATGATGAGTATTGGAGTCAAGTTATTGATTGGGATAAAGTTGATAGAGCTACTCAGGAAGGAAAGGATTTCAATCCGAATATTTACTATTATCAGCAGTTGAATTCACTTTCAGAGGGTCTTACTACTACTACGGTTTACCGTAATAGGAACGCGGACAACCCAGGCCCTATTGATAGAAGATGTCATTATAAGCATAGTGATGAAGATTGTGAATGTGGTGTTTATTGGAAAAAGAATCATATTTCTGTAGAAGATTTTGTTTTATGGCTGGCCCAACAGTATAAGATTAAGGAGTATAAGAAGAGCAATATGAAAGAATATATGACAGAAGTCAAACAGAAGGTTAGCGAGATGATCGATCTAGGCTTGGCTGGTTTAGACTCTATTCCTGAATCTAAAGATAGGAGGAATCCTGCAGAGATGAGAGATTTGATGGATTTTACCAATGGGAAGATTAAATTCCAAGGAGATTCTACGAGAAGTGGTAAGAGCGAAGTTAGTGCTGCAGATTTACGGACTGCTCTACATGGATATGATGTAGAGATGGAAGATTATAAGAGTGCTAGGACATCCCCTAGTGTTAACATGTCAAAATTGAACACAACTCCAATTGAAGAAGATTCCTCAGATGATGAAGAGGAACTTGATGATGATGCTTTGATCAAGACCTTGAAGAAAGATGAAGAGATAGGTATGGTTAAGACCGTCAATGATATTGATAATATCATCCAGAAGAGAGGCTTGAACACTTTAAGTGCCCCTTATATTTCTATGGAGGTTCTGAATGCATACCTTAGAGATCTTTTCGTTACTGGTCCATCTGCAATGATCTTGGATTTCAAATATCGGAAAGCATGGATAGATACGTTGGCTCAATGGAAGGTATTTAGAGAATGGTTAAAGCAGGAAGTAGACTTGTATGGTACAGAGGTTGATAAATTTTTACAGCGTGCCCCTCATTTCTGGAAGAAGGAGGTTTCTCGAGCTTTTGCTAAGAAAGTAGGTGATTTAGATTTTTCTGATGATTTGGAGGAAGCTCATGATATCTTATCTAAGACAAAAGCTCTAGTTTCCAGTTTCTATCAGCGCCATCCTATATTTACTATGGTTGGTACAGCTTTAGTAGGGTTATCTACTTTAGCTATGGGTATAGGACTTATTGTTGCAGTTATGAAACCATCTGATCCAGTTGAGGAACAAGCATATGATCCATCTGTTAAAGCCAGACATAAGCCTGCTGGAAGATTATATAAAGTCAAGCGACCACCGCCTAACATCCACCAACAAGCTGATATTACTTTCAAGCATTGGAACGGTAAGATATTCGAAGGATATTTCGAATTCATGGAGGACAAGAAGTATGATTTTATGACACAATCTCGTGCTATATGTCGAAATACTGAAGAGATAGCGTGGAAAGTTTTGTCTAAAAATACTTATGCCTTTCTGATTGACATGGGTGATGATGCTGATGGTGATCCTTTTGGAACTGCCCCAGGTGATGCTATTATGATAAATGGAGATATATGTATGATACCTTATCATTATGTTTCTCTTTTGAAGAACTGCATGGAGAGAGGAGTTAGATCTGTTCAGCTTACCAGGAATGATGATGATGATAAAGCCAGAATGTTTATTAACCCTGCCCGTGTATTGGGCGGAAAGAGGTTTGGCAATTTAGATTTGTTCTTCTTCCGTACTGGTTTGCGCGAGCATAAGAAAATATCTCACCATTTTGTGAGCGAAGCTTATTTATCTGGTTGGAATAGTGGAAATGTCATGCTAGTTAGAATGGAATCAGATCCTTTAATAGTGAAGATGGAGTTTTCCGATGGAAGATGGGTTGACTCCTTGCAAGTATATGATTCTGATGGTTCCTTATTGAAGATGGAACATATGATTGAGTATGATATTCCTACCAAGAGTGGACACTGTGGTTCTCCTTTGTATCTATACGACAAATCAGCGAGCGCAAAGATTTTAGGAATTCATGTAGCTGGTGGCTGTGGAAGAGGTTATACTATTCCCGTAACACAAGAGATGATTAGGCAAGTACATGACCTATTCGGTGTGGAAGATGTACCCGACACTCCTGATGTTGTCTTGGAGACAGCAGAATTGCAAGCAGATGTTAGAAAATATGTTATTGCCGATTACAATAATCCAAAATTGAATGAAGCTATGCAGATTACTCCTAAAGATGATTGTCCGTTCCCTGGAGAGAGTTTTAAGATGATAGGTACTACTAAGATTCCTGCCCCTTTCGCTTCGAAAAGTCAAATAGTTCGTTCTAGATTGTATGGTATGATTAAAGAGCCTATTTCCTGTCCTGCACATTTAAGTGTTTACACGAATAGTAAAGGAGAGAAGATAGAACCTTTTTCTGCTAATATT